GATTTCCGAATGCGGAGGATGCGTCGGAACCACCGCCCCAGCACGGGCTGCGCTAACAGCCAAATCAGGGCAGGTTGGTGCTCACGAAACCAGTCGGCGTTAAACGCCCAGCCCGCTCGCGGAATCCGGCTAGGCTTGCTGGAGGGCGTCACGTAAGGCCACCGGGAGGGTATCTTGCTGGTCAGTAAGGAGCCGCTCAATCGACGACAGCAAGTTCTCCACGCGGCCCATGCCTGCTGATTCGCGCCGGCCTTCCGATTCGGTCATGACGCGCTCGCGGCCATGGAGTACGACTGGAGTGCCTGCTCCGAAATCAAGGAAGCGCCCGCCCGTGCCTTGAGCAAATCCGCCACGCGGGACAGGGTTCCTCGGCGGCGGAGCCTTCTTAGTAGGGCCACCCGGTTCTGGGCCGGTGCCTTCGGGCGTGTTCACCCCGCCAGAAAACTTGGCCCACAACGCCCACAACGCAATCCCGCCAGCCAAGGCCCCCGCAACACTGGTCAATGACGCCACAATAGAGCTTGAACTTGACGCCACCGCCGTTGCGCTGGATGCCGTTGTGGTGGCTACCGTGGTGTTAAGCGTAGCCATGCCTAACTTGACGGCCGCTATTGATCCCAACCAGCGCGTGAAGTGGCCGATGACGTTGTTGACAAAGCCCTCCACGATTCGGCCCATGATGCCGAACTTGTCCAAGAAGTCCCCGACCATTGACGACAGGAACCCGGCCACCGTGCCGCTAATGTCTCGCCACGAATCGCTCCATACGGTCTTGACTGTCTGCAGTTCGGTCGCGTTGTTCTCGGTGAATTCGCCCAGCTTGATCCCCGTGTCTGTCACGAGGGTCGAGAAGTCCGCAGTGGTCACGTCAACCAGGTTTCCCACGCTGCCGGTGAACACGTCGTTGGCGGCGATCATGGCGTCATGGCCCGCCCGCCACATCGGCACGTTGATCTCTTGCTGGTCGCGGGTGAGTTGCTCCAGCGCCAGACGCCACCCGTCGATGACCTCGATCTGATCCTCGATGGCCGGGCCGGTTTCGCGGTTGAGCACGTCGGCGAGTTGCTCGGAACCCTTCTTCGCAAGCTGAATGGCTTCTTCTTGCCTGGCCGCTGCGGTGCCAACTGCATTTATCTTGATCGTCAGTCCGCTACTAGTGGCCGCTGCGACATTATTGGCCACGCCGAGGTCGCGCAACGCTTCCTTCTGTTCAAGCGTTAACTTGGAGGCGTCATCAACAGCCTGTTGGTATGCCGCCTGAACCTTCGCGGCTTCGCGGGCTGCTTTGTTGGTTTCCTTGGCAGTCGCGATCCACTTGTCCATGTCGCGCTTGGCAAGAAAGAACCCTGTCCCCACGGCAGCGATAATTCCCACGATGGGGCCGATACCAACAAGCGCGGCCTTGCCCGCAACGCCTACTGCACGAAGACCGCCAGCCATGACGCCCGTTGATGTGCCAGAACCCGCAAACAGGCCGAGCAGCCCGGAGAACCCCATCGCCAACTGGCCAACGACAATCAGCAGCGGTCCGGCGGCCGCCGCGACAGCGCCCAATCCGATGACCATGATCTTGGTGAACGTGCTGGACTCTGCGAAGACACCCGCCGCGACCTTGAGAATTGCCACGACCGGCTTCATGCCCTCAAGCATGGTAGTCAGCGCAGGTATTAACGCTTCGCCGATTTCTATACGTAAGTCGGTGACAGCGTTAAAAAACAGCGTCATCTGTGACGCCGTGGTGCCGTACCGCTTCGCGGCTTCCTCGGCGAGTGCGGTGTTTTCTTCAAAGGCCCTATTGCTGGTGTCGATCGTGTTGGCCAGCAAGTCTCCGGCGTTCGCCAACGACAAGAACGACCGAATCAATCGCTGGTCCTGTAACCCTAACTCCTCAAGCGTACCAAAGGCCTTGTCGCCTTGCTCGCCCAGTCCTTCGACAAACGCCGTGAACGCCCCGGCCGCGTCTTCCCTGAACGCCGTGGCGAACTGCTGCGCCGACATGCCCGCCGTGTCGGCAAAGACTTGCAGGTCTTCATTGCCATCAGCGACGGCCTGCGTAATTCCAAGCAGCACCTTCTGGACCGCCGTGCCGCCCGCCTGCGCCTCGACACCAACCGATGACATGGCCGCGCCGATCGCCAGGATGTCAGCCTCAGTCAGCCCCGCCAACTCGCCAGCGCCAGCCATGCGCAGCGAGAACTGCACGATCTCGGCTTCCGTGGTGGCGAAGTTATTGCCGAGGTCAACGAGCGACGATCCCAGCTTGTCAAAATCGTCTTGTGCCAGCCCGGTAATATTGGCAATCCGGGCGAATGCCGTGGCGGCCTGGTCAGATGTGAGGTTGGTCGTCGCGCCCAAGTCAGCCACAACACGGGTGAAGCCGAGGATGTTCTCGGTCTTGATGCCCAACTGACCAGCGGCCTCGCCGATGTTGTTGAGCTCTGTCGTGCTAACCGGGATCTCCTTGGACAGGTCGCGGAAACCCTGCGCGAGTTCGTCGAACTGCTTCTCGGTGGCGTCAACGGTCTTACGAACACCGGCAAACGACGACTCGAATTCAATCGCCGCCTTCGCTGACCCGATCCCGATCGCAGCTAAAGGGACCGTCAGGCCAAGGGTGAGGGCGGTCCCGAGCCGGGTAGCGTTCGCACCAAACCGATCGAGGTTCTGGCCGGCGGTCTTAAGCTTCGGGGACATTTCGTCGCGAGCGCGGAGAATCGCTTCGACGACGCCGACGTTTAACGCCATGATCCATCGCCCGATCGACGGGGGTTCTGCGACGGCGCTGCTGGAGCCACGTCTCGCCTCGCCGTCTCAACCGCGTCGTGCTCTGTTGTCAGCATATCAATGGCTTCCGCGACAATGTCGCTCGGCGTGTGCAGAAACTCAGCCCACGACCAGTGAAACTCCCGACAGATTACGAGGCCGTCGTGGATGAACGCTTCCCGCGACCGCCAGGCTTTTTTGGGCGGGCAAGTTCCTCCACATGCGCGTCGATGGCCCGCTCGATTTCTTTGTACGCCGGCATGGTCAGCGCCTTCAGCGCGTCCAGCCGCTTCGGGAGCGTGTCAATCACCGGCACCTTGCCGTTGCCAGCTGGCACGTTCCAGTCCACCAGGTACAGCCCCACCTTGAGAAACGCCGCCGCCGCAAAGTCCAACTCCACGCCCACACTGGATGACCCGTCGCCCATCTTGAGTTCAGGCTTGAGCGCCGACCCGATCAGGTCTTGCTCCTCGCCCGCCGTCAGTGTGCGCTTGACCAGCACCCAGTACTTGCCTTTCGCCTCTGTGTCTTTGGGAAACAGCGGCACTTTATCGGCTTCGGTCGTCGCGAAAAACTCCATACATCCCTTCAGCTAATGACAGGCTCACCCTTGAGCGCGACGGTAATCGTGTTGCTCGCCGCAGGAAGATCGAGAGGCCAGGTCCAGATCCTCTTACCAATCGACACCGACACGCGCTGGTCGTCCTGCGTCCACCAGTACGTGTCCACATGCCCGAGCGTCAGCTCAGCCCGGCATGTCTCCGCGTCTATCCGCGTCAACTGCCACCGCTCCACGGCAGCGGACTGGCGCGACCCGGTTTGGATCGCGCCCCCGGTTCCGCTAAGCTTCACGGTTTACGAACTCGCCGCCCGCGTCAGCGATGACGACGGCGCAAACGTCCCCGAAATCTTCAGGAGATCGCCGACGGCCCCGCCACGATTGAGCGGCATCAACGTCATCACGCCGGAAATATCCGGGTTCGACGCCGACGCGCACGAGTTCACGTCGCGGAACTGCACGCAACTGGTCGTTCCGACGAGCGCCCACAGCACCGACTCCGGCCCAGTGACCGTGTCGTACGCCATCTCGAAGTCGATGGATGCCGTCTTGAGCCCGCCCTGTGCAATGCGCGTATCCTGCCCCATCGTGGTCCGGTCCTGCGACTCGGCCCCATAGTTGAGCGTGATGTTGGTGAGAAAGTTCGACAGGTCTGAGGAGTTCACCCAGAGCATACTGTCGGAGAATAGTACTTTTGCCATGTGTCTGTGCTCCTACTGAATCCCCGCCCATACGTACCCGGTGCCGTTGGAGCAGGTGGAAGTTCCGGTGCTGGGCGTAATCACCGCCCGCAGAAACGGTTGATCGGTGGACATTGCCGACGCCGCAATTGGTGTAGCCACGACGCCCGCCTTGGTCGAGAGTGCGCCGAAGGTGACCAGCGTCTGACCGGTGGACCCGACGCCGAACCCGCTCGAGGACGCCGCCTCGATGATGGCGCTGATCGAACTGCCGAGCGAAGTCGTCAGGCCGTTCACCTGCCAGCCGGCGTACAGCTTTTCTCCGGTGCTGCAATGCACTAGATTCACCGAGGCCGAGGTCACGCCGTCAGTCGAAGCTGCGGTGGAGTTGAAGTCCTCAATCACCACAGCCTTGACGATGTCGCTGGACGGGCCGAAGGTAACCGAGAACGGCAGGATCTCACCGACCGCCCCGCCAATTGCTAGGGTGTTCGGCACGCTGCCCATCGCTTCGCCGGCCAGCGACGTGCTGCCGACGTTGATCCCGACAGGGAACACCGCCACGACGACATCGGTTTCGCCGATCTTGCCCCACAGTACCTCGTCGATCAGACTGGACCCCAGGTTGAGCAACCCTGCCGCATCAATCGATCCGGTCTTGAGGCCGCCCTTGCTGATGCGCGTGTCGTTGCCCATCGTGGTGATGTCTTTCGACTCTGACCCATAGTTCACCGTCAGGCTGTTCAGGTCGGCGCTGGCGTCCAAGCCGTCGATCAGCAGGTGGGCGCATGAATAGATTACTCGGGACATGATTGTGTCCTCACGTAGACGTAGACGTGGACCCGGCTTTCACCACGTCGAAATTCAAACTGAACATCTGCCGGTCGTTGTCGTCCCGGCCAATATCGATTGGCGACTGCACCGCCTCGATCCGGTGGTACAAGACGCTGTTGATCGTCCGGTCTACCAGGCCATCGAGCAGGTTGTGCGATTGCTGCGACACGACCCGAGCCTTGGCGTATGACGTGTCGCGGACGAGAATCTGAAACCGTGGGCGTTCCACCGCGGCCGTCGCCGCGCCGATGATCGTTGCCGGCCCCGCGCCCATCGTGTGATCAGGGGCAATCCCGCCCGTCTCAACAACCGCCACGCAGTTGTCGGGCGTGTCGGGCAGCGTGCCGACGAAGACGTTGGTGCCAGCCGTTCCCACCCCTCCGGTCTGGAGCACGGCGGCGATGTCAAGACCCAGCGGCATCAGAGCATACCTGGCGTGCCAAATGACACACCGGCAGATGGCGCGCCAGCGCGAGAACCCCACCGCTGCTTGATCTTCTTGAGAATGTTCGGGCCAAGTTGGCGCGACTTCCGCAGAAATGGCCGCTCTAAATATTTCGGACCGGTTCCGGGCTTTGACCAGTTCAGGTTTCCACCCTTGCCT